TAGCATCAATTCATTAAACAACTTTTTATCATTTTGATAATCATCACCCATTGATTGATGTTTTTCATGAATTTCCAATCGACCTTTTTGACCTTTTGCCTTGATTAATATTTGACCGGCTTTTTCTTGTAACTGCATTAATTCATTCATTTCCTTTGTGGTTTATTTCCGATGCAAAATCGGATGGTTCATAATTTTCATCTGAATAAAAGTCATAATCAAATGAATCGATATTTTTGTTAACATATTCCGCCACTTGTTTTTCCAAATCCATTTCCATTTGTTCATTCAGGACAATTGGATGTTGCGAATTATAAGTGTAATACATTGCCGAAACAATTTCAATTTCAACATCAACCATTTCGGTTTCATTGTTCCATGACCGGATCAATGGCGTTAATGTAATTTCGATTGAATCGTTTTCAAGATTTTTTGTTGCGGTTAATCCTGAATCATCACCGCAAATTAAATAGTTATTCTCCATTTTTATTTGTTTTTATCTTTTTTGTGTAATTGATAAACAAAAGTTGAATATTCATTAACTGAAATCAATTTATTTTTCAAAGCATTTTTCAAATCTTTCATGCCTTTTTCTAAATTATTTAATGTGTTTTCCATTTTTGTTTTTTTTAATTGTTTGTAATTGCTTGACATTTGTAAAGGTAACTAAATATTTTAATCCACAAAACTTTTTTTTTGTTAACTTCTTATTTGATTGTAAAAAAAAACCCGAAACCCTTGTTTTTATTAGGATTCCGAGTAAAAAAATTTTTTTATTTTTTTTTGTTGTCAAACAATCCACCGGATGATCCACCGATGCAATATTTTCAATATCGATTTTAATGCGTTTTAAGAGCATAACAACCACATTGCCTTGTAATATAGCCAACAAGCCATGAAAACAAGTGTAAAACCAAATATGAATGTTTTAATCGCGTTGTAATATTCTTTTCTTTTCATGGTTTTAATTTTTTATTAAATTTTTAATGTTTTCCGTTTGACGTTCCAATCGTTGATTTAATCTTTCGATTGACATTTGCATAATAACGATTTTGTGTGAATAGGTTTTTACCAATTCAGGAAAGTAACCAATTAAATTTTTCCGCGATTCGTCAAGATATCGCATTTTGTTTTTTGCCGATTTTATCACAAATGAAATTTGATCCATTGTGTCGATTGTTTTTTGTATTTCCCTTGTGTCCATTTTTTAAAAGTTTAAAAGGCGGTTTTTACACCGCCGGTTTATTTTTTTTTTTTTGTTCTTATATAAAATATTTATTTAATGTTTTTTCATTTTTTATAGTTATATATTTATCACTACTATAATAAACTCGAATACCTTTAGAAATTATTACATAACTATAATCATCACCTTTAATAAATTCGTTGCCGTTCTTGGTCTTTACTGATTTTATACAAGTTAATTCCATTTTTCTTTTTTTTAATTGTTTGTAATTGATTGACATTTCAAAGATACAAAAACATTTGAATCCACAAAACTTTTTTTTTGTTGAAAAGTAAAATAATTGATGACAATTTGCTCAAACCCTTATAAACATTAGGATTCAGGAACTAAAAAAAAATTAAAAAAATTTTATCTTTTTTCGGATCACATCGGAAAACGGCACGAATCAACGTGTTTCACAATGTTTCTTGTGTTTCCGTTTTTTACTCTTTTGAATGATAATGTCAACAAACGCCCACCCAATGCACGTGCCTCCGCTCCGCGAGAATAATGCCAACCCATACCGCCAACACCAAAGTATTCTTCCTTATATGTTCCGGTAATCATGTGATGAATTTGTTGCGGTTTTACGCGATATCCTGATTTATTTGCAACGATTGTTTCGCGTACATCATTCCGCGACATTGATTGGTGTATATGACCTTGTGTGAAAACATCCATTGATTCAGTAATTGCCATTGCCCTTGATAAATCAATCGCACCTTTCGTGACTACACTCGCACCTTTTGATAAACCATGATGATATTTAATTCGAAAAGGTTGCACCGCACCATATTGTGTCAATTCAACAATTAACCAACCACCATAACCGCCAACCTGAATGTTTGTTCCCTCACTTAAATTCATTTTTGATGCAAATCTTTCCAATAAATCCGTTTCATGTATTTTGGTGATTGCGGTTTCATGATTGCCATACGAAACCAATGCAATCAAATGTGCGTATGGTTTGAACCATTCGATGCTTGTGTCAATTAATGAATCCAAATAATTGTCGACATTGTGCATTGGTCTAATTCCGGATTTTGATGCTCTTTTGTCAAATTTCCCCATCATACAGCAGTAAAAATCGCCGTTTATGTGTATCGGAATCGAATGATCCAAACAATAATCCAAATGTTTTTTTAACAATTTCCAATCGCATTTCGGATTGTCCCAATGTAAATCGGACAACATTGCAATTTGGCATTTGTTACCCTCTAATTTTAAAACATGGACATTTTTTTCGTGTTGTTCTAATTTCATAATTCTTTAAGCATTTCAATCATTCGTGGACATGGGTAAATATCAAGTTTATCAGGACGCACCGAATTGTGCGAAAACAAACCATTTTCACCACGCAATGCACGTTTTGAAACTTGCCACATATCGCACTCATTATATGTGATTGATATGCCATAACGCTTGTGCCAAAATATAAGTAATTGACGAACCGATTCAATTTGTTCATCGGTGTATCGATGCCAATATCTTTTATTTTTATATGGTGTTTCTAAAATTGTAACCTCGTTTTCAGGAACAAGACCATTGACATAATTGTAAAACTTTCCATCGCGTTCCGTTAAATATCCCCAATTGCATATTTCAACACCAATTGAATTTTTATCAAGTAATTTGTATGGAACATCATTTGCCTTAAATATTTCGCTTTTTATTCCCAAATGATACGCCCAATATTTGCTTGAAAACGCTTGACAAATTTCACCATCTTTTGACATCTTTGCATCCTTTCCGGATATAACAACACACGTTGCAACGCGTCCACGTTTGTCATTGTTCCAATATCTTATGCAATTAACACCGGATGAATTTCCGGCGGTGTGATGTAAATAAATTTGTTTTTTATCGGTTTCAACGCGTAAATACTCGTTGTCATCCATTCCAACAAAATTTATTTTTGATAAGTCCAATTTCAATTTGCTCATTTTTTCCTTTTATAAAATGAATATCCAACAAAACAAAGAATCAACAATCCACAAATCACACGACCATAATCTTTTTGTTTTACGGATTTGTAAACATCATTTGAAACTTCGATAATTTTTTCAATAATGACTTCATGAACTAATGAATCTTTTTGATCCATGTGAAACAATGTGTCATTTTCATAAACGATTGTTGTTGTTTTTACATTACCGGAACATTGAATTGTTGTGTCACACGTTTCCGCAAATGACATTGTGCTAATCAACAAGAATATCGACAAAATATATTTCATTTTTTTCCCCCTTTAAATTTATGTTTTAAGTATTCGATTGCTATTTCGTACAAATCACCAATGGCATTGTCCAAAGTTGAAATCAATTCGTTTGAAATCCATCCAACAACAAATGAAATAAGAATGACAATTTTTGGTGTTGCTTCATGATAAAAGACCTCAATCACACCGGTCACCGAATAGGTCAAAATACCGGCAATCACACACGCCAAAATTATTGTTGGCAATTTTAAATGCTTTTTTAAACCTTTCAGGAACGCACCCAACATTCCAATCCCCATCGCGAAAATATCGCCAAAATTCTCCATTCCTTTCATTGTCTTTTATTTGTAATATGTACGTTTATTTTTAAATTTATCGGAAACTTTACAAGTCAATTTTGCCTTTCTTGAAAAATCGTAATATTCAACCGATGGACTTTCTTCAACAATCACCGCGACATCCTGATAACGATATGAATGATTGTGTGCATTATAATCCGAAATGAATAGTTCGTTTTCACTTAAAAGAAATAAATCAATCAATGGTCTTGTAATGCATTCATCAACCGGATCGGTAAAAATTTCATATGAATTCAAGTTTTCACGAATGACACGTTTCATTTCGCGGTTTTGATATATAATATTATCAATTTCGGTGTTCGGTTGTCGATTGCCAATGTAACCGGCAAACCGAAATGTTGATTCAACTTCAGAACCGGAAAAATTGATTTGTTCAATTTCTTGATATCCATTAAATATTGCTTTTACCCTCGCGGTATGCAATGCATTTTGAATTGTGTATGGTTCTAATATATACGTTCCCCAAACAATCGTACCAATCACACCCGATATATTATATTCAATTTCTAATGTGTAACATCCAACACCATCCGATGTCAAAACCGCACCCCAATCAATAGTTGTGTATCGTGCATTTTGTTCATTAATGAATTGATTTGATGTCGGTGTGTATGTTGTTGCAACCCCATTCTTTTTCAAAATAAATGTTGCGGTGTCACTCGGATCACTCAATTTTATCCACGCACTTGTGACATCGTTTTTGAATGAATCACCACTTGCATCACCTAAAACATTATACTTGCAACAACAATCTTTCAATCCTCTATCTTGTTCCTGAAAAACTTCCGGCAATCTTATTGATTCAAATCTTTTATATGTTCGGTCTTGATTTCCACAATTATTTTCAGGACATTCCGCCGTTGTAAAAGTTTTAATAAATGGCAATGCACTCACATCCGACCATCCCAAAACCGGATTTGTCGGTGAATAAGATGCATAGGGACATTGTGTTGGAATTGTTGGTGTGTAACGACCATAAGTCGTTCCGCCACCTAAAACCGAACCATAAAACCAATTTGACGAACCCGATGATTGTGCATAAATTACAATGATTATTCCATTGTAATCAAACTCCCAATAATTTTCACCATTATATGTTCCGGATGCATTTGATTGCAATGTGCTTTCAGGAAAACCACCGGATTCAATTGTTAATTGTAGGCAATCACACATTTTTAGTAAACTTTATATAATACAAAATTTGCGGAATAAATATCATCACCGGAATTTAAAACATTCCATTCGGCGGTAATATCCAATGTATTTGGGATTGTGGTGTCGATTGGTTGAACGTCTTGAAATATGTGTCCAAAAACCTCGCGGTTTGCGTCTTTATTGTAACAAAAATTTCCATTCGTGCAAATCGTTCCCGATGCACCAATTGTTGCAATTGTAAAATCCAATTCCAATTCCCATCCACCATTTGTCGCGGTGTCCAAATCAAACACACCGGTTGATGCCAAAATTGTTGATCCGGCTTTTACATTTATAGTTATTTCAGAACGCCCACCGCCACCGGTAGCATTTATTTTTCCGCCAATTTTACCATGAAAAGAATCCCCAATTTGAAAAACATCCCTATTAACCAATAATGAACCAACACCCGAACCAATTAATGTTTGTTCACCGGTTGTGTTTATTGTTGCACTTTGAATTGTTTGTGAATATAAACCGCCCGAACCCATTGCGGATTTAATTACCGAACCCTTAATTTTTGCGGTTTGATATGTTGCACCATCCCAATAATCGATGTCATAATAGTCATCATCACCAAATGTTGTTCGGTCTATTGTGTATTGATTAATTTGTTGTCCCATTTATTTATGTTTTTATTTTTGTTTGTCCTGATGTGGTCAATTTTTGTTGACCATCGGTTGCCAATTTCACAACGTCACCATTGTTGCAACCTTTTATTTTTGATGTAAATTTTACACCATTTGATAAATCTATTTTGTCCGGATCAAAAAAGCATTCCAATCTTGCAACATCCGGTGTTGGAAATGTTAAATCACAACGCAAACCACTCAAAGGAAATAATGGATTTGAAAGATTGTTGTCGTAATCAATTGCCGTTGATGATATCCAACGCGGATTTGAATTTTGTGGTTCAATTGTAATCATCCCCCAAACCGAATCGGTAATCCATGCCGAACCATCAACGAACGTGTGTGTTGCCACAACTCGCATCAATAACCCCTCCGTAACAACCTGAACATTTTGTGATGTGCTATCGATAAACAATTCGATTTCTTGCAGTATATTCGGATCATGGTCATAATCATCAATATTTATGAAATCGGTATATTGATAATTCACCAATTCATCAATTCCATAATCGTTTGTTTCCGTTCGAACATTGTCAATAACCAAACGCAATTTCCAATCACCTTGATTCCCAAAAGGGACATAATCACGAACTTGATTATTGGGATAAAAATCGACATTTGCATTGATTTGGGCAATCCACGTTTCCCATCTATATATGTAGGGAAAATATAATTTTACACCATAAAATTTTGGTAATGATATTGTGTCATCATTCACCAATAATGCAACACGTTTTTTTGATGTTGTTGGCAATTCAGTCAAAACCGGTGATTCTAATGCCAAAACCATTTGGTCATTTACAAAAGGAATACCATTCAAATTGAAATTGACTTGTTGCAATGTGAATTTGTCTTGACTTGTTATATTGTACGCCTCAATTCGTGCGTTCAAATATCCCATTTCAATTTTGTCCTTAAATCTAAATTTACCAACAAATGCAAAATCATCTTCAACATTTCCGGTGTAACCACTTAACAAATCACTTGAATCGGTGACGTTTTCCGAATGATCCAAATAATCCGCAACAATCATTGGTAATGATTGCGTTTCTTTTGGTGAACACGTTAATTGCCCATTAAACAATAACAAATTTACATTGCCATATCGACACCAAAAATAAAATGTTCGGTCACCTTGTGAACGATTTGCCATAAAATTAGCAAATGCCGGTGATGGTGTGATTAATGCGGTGATTGTGTGTTGTGTTCCGCTTGTGACAATTGATTGATATTCCAAAAACCATTTTGCCGTTTCATCATTTGCTTGTGATACCAAACTTTGACCAACAAACATATCAGTTGTCGGAATCATCATTGCGTAGTTTGTCGCGGTGTTTGGTTGAACCTTATAATATGAATCTTGACCTGAAACATATGCACCACCAAGACCAAAATCACTTGATGCCGAATCCACAACAAATTCAATTGTTGTTGGTTCACAATAACTAATTTCTGAAATCGATTGAACAATTGTGGCATCAATTACACCGGTGTTGAATGGTTGATTAAACCATCCGGTGTCTGCATCATCATTGAAAATTTTAATTGTGTTGTCAAAAGGTTCACCAATATTTGTTTGCCAACTTTGTTTGGTGTATAATTTTAAACAATTATTAAAATCAAAATTTAAAGAATTATACAATCCACTTAATTCAAAATTAACTTCCAACGTGTAAAATCGTTGTGTTGCCGTTGATGATATTAATGACAAATTTGATGTGACATTAAACATTCCGGATTTATTACCAACTTGTGTTCCGATAAAAGGTGACGCACCGGTCAAATCAAAATTAAATGTTGTCACTTCACCATCAATCAATGAAAATTCGTTTCCTTGTGATCCATTGCCAACCATATTGACGTTTAATTCCAAACCATCACGTTGGTCTTGTGCTATTATTCGCACCGCTTCATTCGGCAATGTGTACCATGTTGCCAAAGTTGATGCAACTTTGATTTCATCACCTGAAACCCAATCAATCGTTGTTGTGGTTGAATCTAATGTTGCACCGGTTAAAATTGTATATCTTAAAATTTCAATTGTTTGTCCACTCCTGAAACCCTCCGATTCGAAATCACCACCAACCCAAGTTATAATGTTTGTTAATCCGTTTTGTTGTAATGTATTTGATTCCGCAGTATTTACGGAAATCTCTTCAATGATTGACAATTCCGATTCTATGAAATCACCAACATTTCCGCGTAAATATGTTGTGACATTTCCCCAAATATCGCGAAAGCTATTATTTGTTATCGTAATCGGCATATTTTTGTTGTATGTTGATTATTTTTTTCAAATCTTTTTTTTCAAGGGCATTAATTAAATCTTTATTGTCCTTTATTATTTGTGAAACCTTTTCCGGTTCATTGTCAAATATTGATTCCAATGCTTTTTCGTTCATTTTAACCAATTTTTTCATTTGTTGTGAAATCTCGCTTGTAATATTTTTAAAATCTTCCATTATTCGTCAATTGTTAATGTTACAACCTTGTTTGATGCGTAGTTTTCACGTTGTTTGTAGGTAATTTGTGCAAATGATTGTTCGTCAATCCACTCAATTTTCAAAATTTCAACCAAAACACCATTGATTTCCGCATAATTATTGTTTAGCAAAGTTACGAATTCTGAATGACTTAATCGAATTCGTGCATTTTCGATGATTATGAAATCATTTTGTTGTATTTCGTTTATTTGATGAAAATTGTTCCACAAAGATTTTGCGGATATAAAATCAAAATAATTTTGTTCCTGAATCAATTCATTTGGTTTGACCGCACCGGTTTCGCCATACAAAACTTTTGTTGTACTGAAATACAATTGACTAATTTGCAAACAATCTTTTCGTGAATCAATTTGTGATGTCAAATTTGATGATCCGCCAAAAAAATTGATAACACCATCAATTGTGACAAACAATTCCCTTGCAACTTTTTCAACAAAATTTAATTCCGTTTTTCTTGCACCTAATGAATAAGGTATTGGCACTTCATTCAATCCTTTTATGGTAATTAAATCATCATTTGTGACCGGAAAATTCGGTTCGGTTGAAAATTCCGCATCGTGATTGTCATATGTGACCGAATCGATTGAATGCAAATCCGAATAATCCAAAGAATATTTGATGTAATATCGTTTCCAAATTTCATCG